GGATCTATTGTTCGTGAGACAACTTTAGTAGAAGGTACTCCACTACCGCAACCGATTGTAGAGTTCTTTTTGAAAGACGATAATAAGCATGACCCTTTACTCACACCAGACCGTGTGCGTCTGATGGGATATGATCCTCAACCTTTTATTGATATGACTTTACGTATCAATGATTATCTCCGGCAGATGTTCTACATCTTGGGTATTGATCTGGTTGACTTCAAGATTGAGTATGGTTATGATGCTCATGGTGATTTGTATCTTGCCGATGAGATTAGTCCTGATAGCATGAGACTATGGAAGATTGGTGGTGGTGAAAGATTTGATAAGGATTTATTTCGAAAGGATGAAGGTGATATTGTTCCTGCATATCGTGAGATACTTGACCGACTACAACCACTTGCAATCCAATGAGTTATTATGTCTCACCAAGTGAACAAATTACGAAAGGAGAAATTCACTAATGGACTACAAAACTGCAGGAGTTGATATTGAAAAGGGTAGAGCATTTGTAGAACATCTGAAAATTATGGCCCCTAACATTGGTGGGTTTAATGGAACGATGGAAATTCCATCAGGATATGAGAAACCTGTATTAGTATCTGGTGCTGATGGTGTGGGAACTAAAATCAATATTTGTAGAATTGCCTCTGATTACTCCACTATTGGCCAAGATTTAGTTGCAATGTGTGTTAATGATGTAATCTGTAGTGGAGCAAAACCACTATATTTTCTTGATTATATTTCTACTAAAACACTTGATAGTAATGTCACACAGATTGTAGATGGTATTATCAAAGGTTGTAACATTTCTGAAATGCAACTTTTAGGTGGTGAAACTGCAGAGCACTTCAGAGCAACTGATTATGATCTAGCAGGATTTTGTACGGGTATTGTCGAGAAAAATGATATTGTTGATGGAAGCAATATCAGACCTGGTGATTATGTGGTTGGTATTGAGAGTAATGGTCTTCATAGCAATGGATATACTCTCATCAATGACATGTTATGGAGAAATAAAATTCTCTATAAAGAGATGCCTGAACTATTAGATCCAACCAGAATCTATGCCCCTTTAGTTCAATCTCTTTTGGATGAGTATCCTATCCTTGGTATGGCACATATTACTGGTGGTGGTATACCTGAGAATCTTCCACGATGTCTTCCAGAGGGATTAACTGTTGATGTTAATTATGATGCCTGGGAAAGACCAGAACTCTTCAATAAGATTCAGGTGGCAGGTGATATTACTGAAGAAGAGATGAGAAATGTTTTCAATCTTGGTATTGGTTTTTGTTTGATTGTTCCTCCAGAAGTGGTACACTATGTGCAGGAGTATATTTTAGGATTTGGTATGAATTCTTGGATTATCGGAGAAGTTAAATGAAGATGTGGGAAACTAAATGTAGTATTTGTGGTAAAATGATACCGGCAAATAAATGTCCACAAGTAGGATATTTTGAACTTGATAATGGATGGAAAAATTCTCTCTGTAAACCCTGTTGGATTTCAAAAAATGCAAAAGTATAAGGCAAAAGTTTATATTAGATTGAGAGCAGCAGTTGATGACTCTGCCGGAAACGCCGTTAGAGCAGCGTGTGGTAGATTATCTGATCTTAAAATTTCAAAATTGAGATTAGGTAAACTAATTGAAATGGACTTTGAAACAGAAAATGATGATTATGCTAATAAAGAAGTAGAAAAATTGTGTAGTAAGTTTCTTGCGAATGGAGTCATTGAAGATTATGAATTTAAGGTTTGGAGTATAGGAGATGATGTCTAAATGAAACCAAGACCTTTACAACAAATAAAAAACTTGGTATGATATAAGGGTTAACACCCTCTTTTTTATTATCAATAATAAAAGACTATGAAAATTTTTCTAGATACAGCAGACACTGATACAATCTCCAAATATTTTTCAACCGGATTAGTCGATGGTGTGACAACCAACCCTACTCTGATTAGAAAGAGTGGTCGTAATCCTGAAGATGTCTACCAAGAGATCAAAGACATGGGTGTACAAGATATCAGCATGGAAGTTGTTGGTGATGCACAGGTCATGTTGGATGAAGGTCTTCGACTCGTAGATATGTTTGGTAGTGTTGCTACAATCAAACTGCCTATGACTAGAGATGGTTTGATGGTATGTAAGGAGTTGACAAAGGAGAAGATTCGCACTAATGTGACACTTATCTTCTGTGCTGCTCAGGCAGTCCTAGCAGCGAAGGCAGGGGCAACATATGTTTCTCCCTTTGTAGGACGCTTAGACGACCAGTCAGTGGCAGGTCTGGAGGTTGTACGGTCCATCTCAGAACTCTATCGTATTCATGGTATGAGAACTCAGGTTCTTTCTGCATCAATCCGTAGTGTTCAACGTGCTATTCGTTCTTGGTATAATGGAGCTGAGATCTGCACGATGCCACCAAAAGTGTTTGATCAAATGTATGATCACATCCTTACAGACCAAGGTTTAGAAATTTTTGACAAAGATTGGAAGCAGGTACAACAATGACATTTACAGTATTTTCGAGAGATGGTTGCCCTTATTGCGATAAAGTGCAGCAAGTGTTACAACTTGCTGAAATAAAGCATGTGATATATAAACTTAACAGGGATTTCACCCGTGAAGAGTTCTATGCTAAGTTTGGAAAAGGTACAACCTTCCCAAGAGTAGTCAAAGATGATACTCTAATCGGTGGGTGTATGGAAACTGTTAAGTATCTACGGGAGCAAAAGTTAGTCTAATGGAACAAAACCTCATCGACATTTATGATCTCATTGAACATGCTATCGATAATGCTTTTGAGGGTAATATGAATCTAAAATTCTACGAATATTTGAAAGATAATAAAACTAAAAAACATGAAGTTGACACCTTTATTAAAAGCACTATAACATTAGAAATCAGCAACTTAGTTGGGGACTTGAGTGAATACATTGAGGGCGGCAATGACAACATGCATAAACAACTTAGAGAGGGGTATGGATTCATTCCTAAACCTCAAGCAAGAAAAATAAAGAATTATCTTCAGAATATTCTAGATGATGCTATGAGGTATAGTAATGACCGAAGACCGGGAAGAAGAAAGAAAGACTCTAAATAATTCCGAAACCCACATAAATCGTGGAGTTGAGTTGCTACTACGCAACAGGAGGAAGAAACCAGAACCACCAAAAACTTTTCAGATTAAGTTTGGTAAGATGGTGTCTCTCTTCCGAAGAGAGATTGTATTTCATCTGAACTTCTATCTGGATATCAGGAAGAAATAGTCTCTGGAGGACAAGAGGATGTTGGCAGTAACACTCACTATAGGAACATTGGTATCGATAATGTTCTTTTTTGTTGGAGGTATGGTAGGATGGTTAGCAAAGGAGCATGTCTATCAGACTCAACCCGTATATACACATCCAGAAATGTTTGATGAAAATGGAAATGTATTACCAGACGAAATTTTAGCAGTACGATTTGAAAATAGCTATGACGAATTCGACGAAGAAGACAACAACTAAGAAAGTAACAACAAAGAAACCAAGAACGGTTAAGGCACCGGTCAAGATTACTCTTCCAAACAATCCGTTTGTATTTGAGATTCTTGAAGCGGTGTCTGCTCAAAGAACTGCTGCTAAGAAAGTAGAAACTCTGAAGCAGTATGAAGATGATTCTGTAAAGGCAGTTCTGATTTGGAACTTTGATGAGAGTGTCATCTCTATGATTCCTGAGGGTGAAGTTCCTTATGGTGATCCTCAGGAGCAAACTGTATATCAAGGATCTCTTTCTGATAATATTTCTAGAGAGATGTCTGGTGGAGAGTCTGCAACAGGACAGGACTTGGATGGACGCAACAAAACATCGCTTCGTAAAGAGTGGCAGAATCTCTATCACTATGTGAGGGGTGGTAATGATACTCTCACAAAGACCCGTAGAGAGATGATGTTCATTAATCTGTTACGAGGACTACATCCTAAGGAAGCAGAGTTACTAGTATTGGTCAAGGATAAACTTCTTACAACTAAATATAAATTAACAAAGGCTAATGTCGAAAAGGCATATCCTGATATTACATGGGGAGGTCGTTCTTAATGACAAATCAACTGGAAGATGCCCCAACAAAAATAGAACAAGAGGAGTTACCTAATCAAGATATGAATTTAAACTTCAATCCATCTGATTATGGTTGTCAAATTTTACTTGAAAAAACTACTCTCGATGCTGCGAATGATAAAACATTTCCAAATGATGCCAGACTTATTTGGTACACTGTAAACGGAACTGAGTACATTGATTTGACCCGATGTGGAAAAGTATCGAGGATGTTTGACATGTACTACGATCGTTATGGTGCTGGTTCTGTCCAAAAGATTGACTTTGGTTATGGCACAGTCAGTCCTAGACTTTGGGGAGTGAAGAAAAAGGAATCAAAGAAAAAATGAGTGATGGATTTGATGTGCAAGTCGAGATGCCCAAAGAGGATATTAATCGACTTCTCAAACAATATAAAAAACTGAAGAAATATCAGAAGTCTTCTCTTTATGAAATTGAAAAACTCTCTGGTAAGAAAACCAAGGTCGATGAACTGATCGACGAATACGGAGTTGACTAAACCGGTATGCCGTGTTATAGTCGATACTATGAACCATTTTCACTATGTCTTATAAACCCTATAGTGCCGAGTGGCACAGGCATCGCTATCTGAAAGAAGCCCTTGATAAGTATCTTGATGATGGTGCAGAAACTCAGACAATCATTGATGATATCATAAATATTGTTTGTGATCGTCAGTTAAAAGCACATGAAGAGTTCACTAAACTTTCGGACTTAGAAGCAAAACTGCGAGAGTAAAATGCTATCAACTCAATACAGACTAAGATTAGAGTCTATCTGTGCCTGCATTGCGAACAAAGAAAATGTTCCTTTGGAAGATATGATTTGGGTAGAGAAACTTGCTAAAGCACATACGACTGCGCGAGATTGGTTAAATAAAGCACGTCGTCAAGCTGCTAGTGATATTGAAGAAGGTAGCACTGACGATTTTTTAAATAAGATGGGTCTTGGGGACCCCGATCCATCTAATCATAGAAAGGGGTTCTCTGGAGCGGATGAAATTGTAGATTGGTTCAAACAAGATAAACCAGACGATTGGAGGCAAAGAGACTAATGAGAGCAATTTTGTATTCCAATAAGAATCAAGAATGTGAGAGGGCAAAGAGTCTTCTATCAAGTGTTGGTGTAGAGTTTATTGAGTATCGTCGTGATAATCACTTTACTGACAGAGGATTCAAGTCTGAGTTTGGTGATGAGGCAGAGTATCCACAGGTCACGATTGACTATGAAGGGTTCAGACATCGTGGTGGATTGAAAGATGCGCTACACTTTTTGAAAGAAAAAGGTCTAATCTAAAGTAATAGTAAAAATGTATCACAAGTTACAAAAGAACTTGACTATATAGTTCATGGAGGTTATAATAAACCTATCGTTCATCCTTATGTTAGCACTAATGCTGGCATTCACCTTTGCCTCACATAATGATGCTGACCCTTATGGTTGGCATATAAATTGTGAAAGGTTCCTATCAAGAAGAGTCGAAATCCTGATGGATGATGACTTGGATCGGAGAACTAAGTATAACCTGATTGGTTATCTTAAGTCTAAGGTAGATGGTACGTGCGGTACGCTAACATAGGACGCAAGTAAGTCGCGGAACGGATCGTTCATCCCCTTTGGGACGCAAACGACTGAAGGAACGGGAAACTCGGATCACCCGAAAGGGTTAAAGGAGAAAAATCACCCAACTTCAGGAGTAAGACAATGAACACACTTCAACTCATCAAAGATCAGATCACCAAGCAGTCTGCACTGCATAACGCACAGATTACTCACACTGCATATCGTGGTGTTAAGTATTCTGTAAAGAATGTAGGACGCAAGGATCCTCAGGGAACCTTCTGCTATCGTGGTCGTACTTACACCAAATGAGGCAATCATGGAAGCACTACAAATCACGGGACTAGTTACCTTGGCATGTGTTGCTGGAATGGCTCTTATCTATGGTGAAATTGTACTCCTTCATAATACATGAGGAGGAAATTAAATGCTGAAGATCAAATTATATTATGATCTTCCAGAATACAATCCAGAAATTCACGATCCAGATAGGGTCTTTCGATTCCTAACTTATCGTGGAGTGAACTATGCTAAATGGGTTGACCTTAAGTCACTCAGCAGATGCATACCAAGATGGACAATAACTAAATGAGGACCTTGACGGGTCCTCTTTTTTTATCTATAATTAGTGGAAGTATAATCTTTTTATGGACAGAGAGAAACTCAAATTAATCGTGAGGAACCTTAAGTCTCTAGTAGATGTACTAGAGTCTGAGGTATACTCAAATGTGGATGCATACAAAGCAGAGAACTTTGATGATCCTCCAGAAAATTACATCCTAGATTACGACGAGGTATTTGAAGACGACGATGACTGATATTAAACTAATTAGTGTTACTCCCGATGCAGAAAAGCACATGGCATATTGTGCTCGGGTCAGTAATCCTGCTAACCAAGAGAATGAAAAGTTCTCAGGTCTTCTGCGCTATTGTGTGAAGCACCAGCACTGGAGTATCTTTGAGCAGGCATATATGACTCTGGAGATTAATACCACTAGAGGAATCGCAGCTCAAGTGCTTCGACACCGTTCGTTTACATATCAAGAATTTTCACAACGCTATGCTGATTCTTCCCTACTCGCGGAGACGATCCCTTTACCTGAACTACGGCGTCAAGACACCAAGAATCGTCAGAATTCTATTGATGATATTGACCCGTTTGTTCGTCAAGAGTTCCAAATCAAAATGCAACGACACTTTGAACAGGGAATGAAACTCTATAAAGAAATGCTCGATGCATCGATTGCAAAAGAGTGTGCTCGTTTTGTGCTTCCTCTAGCATGTCCTACTAAAATCTATATGACTGGTTCTGTACGTTCGTGGATTCATTACATTGATTTGAGGTCTGCTAACGGCACGCAGAAGGAGCATATGGACATTGCTCTTGGTGCGAAAAGTATTTTCTGTGAGCAATTTCCTGCAGTTGCAGAGGCAATGGAATGGATTTCATAAATATTCATACTAGGACTTGAGGTTTATGCCAACTTACCCTGTTATTAACAAAGAGAATAAGGAAACAAAAGTGCTCGTCATGACTATGAAAGAGTACGATAAGTGGAGAAAGGATAATCCGGATTGGGATAGAGATTGGTCACAAGGTTGTGCGGGTCAGTCCACAGAATTTAAGTGGACTGGTGAGGCTCGTTCCAGTGGATGGAACGAAGTCTTGGATAGAGCATCAAAACAACCTGGTGCTACTGTCCGTAAACACCGCGATTACAGTTTCTAAAACAGCGTATGCCATCAAAAAGAAAGTCGCAGACTCCAGTTCCATTTGGAATGTCCAATAGACAAATGAAAAGAAAGAAACCTCTCAATACGGATTTGATGAAAACCATCGATCCGTTAACAGAAAATCAACAAGAACTTTTTCGCTGCTACAAGAACGATCAAAACATCGTTGCTTATGGAGCAGCAGGCACAGGAAAGACATTCATCACGCTCTACAATGCGTTGAGAGACGTTCTTGATACTAGGACACCATATGAGAAGATCTACATCGTCAGATCGCTTGTGGCAACTAGAGAGATTGGTTTCCTTCCCGGTGACCATGAGGATAAGTCCTCTCTCTATCAGATTCCATATAAGAACATGGTGAAATACATGTTCGAGTTACCAACAGAATCTGACTTTGAAATGCTCTATGGTAATTTAAAAGCACAAGGAACAGTCAGTTTCTGGTCCACAAGTTTCATTCGTGGAACTACACTTGATAACGCAATCATTATTGTTGATGAGTTTCAGAACTTGAATTTCCATGAACTTGATAGTATAATTACAAGGATAGGTGAAAACAGTAAGATTATGTTCTGTGGTGATGCTACTCAATCTGATCTTATCAAAACTGCAGAGAAGAATGGAATCGCAGACTTCATGCGTATCTTAAGAACAATGCCCTCAATGGATATTATTGAATTTGGTGTTGATGACATTGTTCGTTCTGGTCTGTGTAAAGAATACTTAGTTGCAAAAATGGATCTTAATTTATGAATTTTGTTCATCATAATTTTCTCGGTGACCTTGAATTAAACAAGAAAGAAACTGGTGGCATCCGCTTGTACAATCTTCCTGATGGTCAGTGGGTGCCATCGATTACTTCTGTAACTTCTTTCTACAACCGTCAGATATTTGTTGATTGGCGTAAGAGAGTTGGTATCGAAGAAGCAAATCGTATCACTAAAAGAGCTACTTCTCGTGGAACTGATTTTCATGAGGCAGTAGAAGTGTATATGAAGAATGAAGAGATAAACTGGGATGACTTTCGTCCTCTCACAAAGTTTATGTTTTATCATGCCCTACCATATCTGGACAAGATAAATAATGTACACGCTATAGAAAGGACTCTGTATTCAGAGTACCTGGGTTTAGCTGGAAGAGTTGATTGTATCGCAGAGTACGAAGGGGAACTCGCGGTCATTGACTTTAAGACATCCGATAAAATCAAACCAGAAAAATGGTTGGAAAACTATTTCGTCCAAGAGATGTTTTATGCTTCTGCTTATTATGAGTTAACCGGTATCCCTGTAAAGAAACTCATCACTATAATGGTTACTCCTGGTGGTGAGGTAAAGGTATTTGACAAAAGGGATAAAGGGCAGTATATTAAACTACTAGTGAGATATATTAAAGAATTTGTACATCACAATACTAGGTCAGAGGATGGAGAATGAATTAGAGAAGGCGCTAAAGAATAAATTTTACTGTCCTGCTAAGTTTGTTCAAGAGATTGAGGATCTTGTTCAGAAGAATAAGGACATGAGTTATATTGATGCTATCATTCACTTCTGTGACCAGAATAGTATTGATGTTGAGTTTGTTCCTAAACTTATAACCAAACCTCTGAAGGAGAAGTTGAAGTATGAAGCAATGGAACTAAACTTTCTGAAGAAAAGTTCTAGAGCAAAATTACCTCTCTGATTCTATTTTTGTAGGAAAAATTTTTCCGCAAAAAATTACTATATTACTTTTTTTGATGATGCCGTTTGATGCATATAAACAATATCTCGCGTTGAAGAATCACTTCACGAAAGAGAAGTATGACTATCACAAGTATTGTGGTAAGAGTCGTGCTACTGTTAAATCTTTCTATAAAAGGAAAGATCGTTTCTGGTTTGAAAAACTAGCAAGAAATAAATCTGATAGAGAAGTTGTTGACTTCTTTGTATCTAACTTTATCACCTGCACTGATCCGAGTAAGCTTTGGATAGGAGAAATGATACGCGAAGGTGAGGGTAGATACACTGCCTGGAAACGACGAACACAATCCCTCTCTTATATTTTTAGAGAGGAGGTTGAACTTATCCTCGCAAATGCTGATTTAGATACTGTGTTTGCAAGAACGACCGGTCACCCACCAATACTTAAAAAGTATCTGAGTGGTGACATATCACTTGAAACTCTGGTGATTTGTGATAGAATACTAGGGTATCGCAATGATTATGACAAACAGTTGACCGATCCGGTGTGGGAAACCGTAAGTTTGAGAATTAAAAAATATTCTCCCTTCCTAAATATCGATGTATTTCACTTTAAAAAAATTCTAAAGGAGATTGTTCATGGCACTTAGTAATACTGAAGTACTGGAAAACCTCACTAAGCAGAAAGAGGACTTGGAGAAGAATCTTCAAGAAGGTCAAAATCAGATGGAGACACTTCGTCAAACCTATCTGAAAGTCGTTGGTGCCATTGATGCGCTAACTCAAATCGAAGAAGCAAACAACCCAACTGAAACCTCTGAAACAGAAGTTGTAGAAGGTGAGTGATTTCTTTGATTCGGAGGTTGTCCGTGCAGAGATGACCGAAATCAGTGAACTACAAGAAGACATCTATCAAAATGTCTTCAATTTTCCTAAAATGAATCAAGAAGAGAAACTCTTTCATGTCTCTCTTCTTGAGAAGTTGATTGAAAAGCAGAGGATTCTTTACACTCGTCTGAGTTTATCCGATGATCCTGCTGCAAAGAAGATGAAGGAAAATATTACTGACTCTGCAAAAATGATGGGACTTCCTGATGATACTGATATGAATTCAATATTCGGTAATATGATTAAAATGCTTGACGTGATGAGAAAAGAAATTGACAGTTCTGATTAAGTTCAGTACAATATCTTTGTTAACACAAGCCAAATCCAAACTAATCTAACAAATCCTATGTCTTTCGCAAATCTCAAAAAGCAATCCTCTCTTGGATCTTTGACTCAAAAACTGGTCAAGGAAGTAG